TCACACCCCGCTCAAAATCAGTACTAGCATCTTGATCACATCGTCCAGTACTACAGGTGGCAACCATACGCCGAACACTGCAAGTACAACAGGTGCAATGACATAGTTGTACACGATTAGAAAAACGAACACGTAAGCAATGTAATGTTTCCATGTACTATCAGCCTTAACACTACGGTTAGTCTTCGCTTTGACAATCTTTGCAGTCTTGCCCTGCCCCAGTAGCTTTAGTAGCCATCTCTTCACTAACTCAATCATGTTAAGTCCTCCAATAGTTCACGAATTTTATGCATGTGCTCCTTATCCATTCCTGCTGTGAATTTGAATTTCGCCATCAGTGCTTTATTCAAACTGCCCCACTGAGAACACAACATACAAATAAGTGCTGATTCAGCATGTAAGGCTTCTGCATATGTTGGATAACACGCCAGAATACTTTTTTTATACGGTTCACCCGCTTCGATAAGCTCATTCACTGATTTACTGGAACTGGTGTAATCGTTCCAGTTTGACTGTTTAGATGTACATTTAATCTCTGAGATATTTTTAACTGACTTCCATACTCGTTTCTGACCAATATAGAATTCACCGCTGTTCGGAAACTGGATTATATATACGAAACACGCCGTTTCTTCTGGGATGAAATCTTCATCCCTGTACCACATTGCCCATTTCATTTCTTGTTCTGCATTTGACGCCATTTTCTTACCTTCCTTGATAAATAAGTTCATACACATATTTATGAGGAAACATCAAAATGAGCATCGAAACAGACGTAATCGAATTACTGAAAAAACTTGAAGGCACTAAACAATACCAGACCAAAATGAAGTACTTCAGAAATGGAATGTTCAATATCTATAAAGACTCAGAAGGTTTTGAAACCATCGGGTACGGTCATCTTGTTAAGGCTAGTGAACGTAGTAAGTTCGTGAACGGAATTACAGAACAGCAAGCCGATCAATTACTCCTGGTCGATTACCAGAAAGCAAAACGTGATGCTGATTCATTCAATCTGGATTTACCAGAACGCTGGAATGCATTAGTTTCTATTCTCGTATTCCAGTTGGGTAAAACTGGTTACTCTAAGTTCGTTAAGCACCTTGCCGCATTGAAGAACCACAATTACGCTACTGCAATTGCAGAACTGAAAAACAGCAAATTATACCAACAGACCCCGAACCGTATCGATCAATTACTGTACTGGGTAACAAACTAAAACAATTAAGGCCAGCTATTATGCTGGCCTTAGTTGTTTTTCATGCTGCAATTCTAAGATGGTCAATACGCGTGAAAGTTTCACATCAATTTCGTTGATTTTCATCTGAACGTTTTTCAGTTCGCTTTCTAATACAACCTGCTCATTTTCAATTTTGTCTAAACGTTGCTTCAATAACTTCTGTTCAGACTGTAGATCTCCAATGCGACGTTCCAGAGCCTCTGTATCCTGCTTAAACTCACGATAACGTGTGAATGCAAATCCCAGTACTGCCACGGTCGCACTTACACCTGCAATTAATGTACCTGTAATCATCATACGCAAATCCCGAGAAACAGACTCAGCGTAACGATTGTCCATAATGGCAAGCCAACAGTATGCAGTGCAGCCAGTCCTACTACTGCTGCTGCATAAATGCCAAACTTGATTAATTTTTCTTTATCCATATTATTATCCTCTCTCAATTGTACTGAGAGTATTTATTATTTTGATTGTAAAAACGGCTGTTTTAACTGTACCAGGTAGTACTGAATATCCAGACCCTTAACGAACAATTTGTATACGTCAATTACCTGCACCTGGTACACATCATCGTAATACTGCCAACTCACAATATCACCACGGTTCAGTACTGGCATATTGTCACCCATGAATGCAATATTCATGAAGTCATGCCCCATGACATCTACCCCATAATCTTTGAAGTACTTAGAATCGATGAATGCCTGATTGAATGGACGGTTACACATCAATACTTCATAACCGTCCAATTTGATGTTTTGTGTTACTTCTTCTTCGAAATGTTCTTGCATTAGTTTCTCCTGAATATGAATGTTCCTTTCATATTATTTATTACTAACCTTGCTTTCTGTTCAGTTTCATCAAAGAAGTCATAAATCATCTTGCGTTTTTTCTTCTCATATTTACCAATGATACGTTTACTGCGTTTCTTCTTTTTCAGACTGGTATCAATCAAATACTTTTTACCGTTCTGTTCCACTACCTTGTACTTCTTACCCATCTGGGTATGCAGTCCTGCAATGTTCCCCTGTGCAGTCATACGAGCGTTAGCGGTTGGAATAATCTTGTTAAACGTTGCCGGATCATCTGTCAGTACTGAACGTAGATATGCAGCCTGAGAACCACGTACAATGATTTGGTTAGTCCTGTTTCCATTACCTTGCTGAATGAAATTGAAGAAAATAGCCCGTTTGGTGAACGCAACAGAACCACCCTCAACACTGTTGTTGATGTCATCCTGAATCTGTTTCGATAATGCACGGCATCGTTTTGTCAGTTCTGACTGAAAATCAGTGATAAACACTTTGCCCTGACTATTCAGTACTCGTACTGCGTCGGCGGGAGTTGCCCCCCGCCTAAAATCGCCTGATATCATTATGCTCTCCCTACGATTACGGTAATATTCCCGTTGAATGCAACCACACTGTTATTAGAACGCTGTTCGATTGTTAGTGTTACTGCAACCCCTGCCGGAATTGTCATTGTTCCAGTACCCACGTTTATATCAGTTGCCAGGCCCTGTGCGGCTACACTGGTGTAAACTAAACCACCACCATTTGCATAAATGCTAATTGAACGACTATTAGTAGTTTCACGTGGTGGATTATAGTTACCGTCATAACCACCTCGTACAGTTAATGGTACGCATGGAATTGACAGAATACGGGCAAATTGTGGTTCTGCTGGAATGGTAATACCACCACCACTTAACAGAAATACCCGCATGATATCGCCCTGAATGCTATTCGCCTTTAGGTTATCAATCGTACAGTTACTGAAATAGCCATTCGTGAATGAACCGCCTGACGCATATACAGTACCCTTGAAATATCCGCTTTCCGCGTACACGTCGCCTTTGAAATAGCCGTTTTCAGCAAAGACGCTCCCCCTGAAATAACCATTATTGAAATAGCTTGTGCCGTCTTTACGAATACACCAGCCCTGACCACCATTTGCAGGCCAGGCGTCATTCCAGTTGTTCGAACTAATCTGATTACCAATTTTCGCGTTATTAATACTACCGTCTTGTACCTGGAGTGACCCCACGCTCGCTGATCCGAGGTGGGCCTGCCCTATGCTCGCGTTAGCGATCATAGCACTGTTGATGTAAACAGTATTGTTCTGAACTGCAAACGGAATTACCGGGTTAGATACTGCACCAGATGTTTTAGCTGTGATAATTTTAAAATCATCTGCTACAAAATATACAGCACTTGCTTTTGTATTTGCATCAGCATAGATACCCATACCTGCAATAGTACCGTTAGCGTTTACCTTCAATTCGTAATGGCTATTAACGGTATTTTTCAATGCATCAATGTTGGTAGTCATGGCAGTACTGACACTGCTGATAGAACCGTTCAGTTCAGATTTTGCCTGAGTTAATGCGGTTGATTGAGCCGTGTCTTTAGAAGTGATAGTACTGTTAAGTGTCGCAACCTGGGACGTAATATTACTGTTGATACTGCTAACCTGTGCATTCAATGCCTGTGTCTGAGCCGTATCCTTAGTTGTAATTGTCTGATTCAGTGTTGTGACTGCTGCACTAATATCTGTAGCTGTTTTACTGGTCAACTGGGTAATACTGGTACTGTTTGCAGTGTCACCGTCAGTAATGGCCTTATTCAGCGTAGTTACCTGGGCTGATAAATTCGCTGCTGTAGTTGCCTGTAAATTGGTAATTGCCGATGCATTTAGTTTATCACCGTCGTTAATCAACTTTGTCGTTTTAGTTTCTGACGCACCGATCTTAGTTGTGGTGTTCACGTTAGCCTGTGACACTGCGTCGTCAATAGCATCACTAATCTTGTCGTCCAGATGTAGGAAATCATTCAGTGATTGTTCGTCCTGTGCTGACCAGTTAACTTTGGACTGCAAATCAACATATACCCCTGCCGTATAGATAATCGAATCCTGGCCGAACTCGTCATAGGCTCCTGCACGTACATAGTATTTCCCATCGGCAATAGGGAAACTGTGCATGAACGGACTGTTAGTACCGAACGTTTTAAGGTTCTGGGTGAACGTGCTATTCGTGGCAACCTGTACCTGTACGCCTGCGAAATCACTGACCCCTGCCTCTGGGTTATCGTACTGAACGAATATTGACTGATAGCCAGCATTTGCCGTGAACCCGGTCAATGCTGGGCACTGTGGGTTAGTAACAGTGATACGTGCTTCTGCACTGTAGATACTGCTGTTATGACCCCATGCCACAACACCGAAAGTACGGGTACGACTGAGCGTATCCAGTTTGTTCATTGCATAGGTATAGGTAAATTGGTTCGCCTGGATGAAGTAAGAACGCTTCTTCACCATGCCAGTGTCATACACAATGATTTCGTACTTGTTGAAATAATCGCTGAACGGCTTCCCGTTCACGTTCAGATATGACTGATCGTCCCACCCGATAATGAAATCAAGTGCGTCTGTAGTATTGGCAGTACTGCCACGGTTAATCAGATTCAGGCCAGTAATAGCAGGCAGGGTAAACGCGAAATCAGGTACAACACCGTTCTGTGACACCTTGTCTGACACAATGCCGAGGTTGTTGAATGCTGCTACTGCAAAATCATATTGAACGCCTGTTGTGAGGCCGTATAGCTCGTAACTCAGAACGTACTGGTTCGTGCTGCCGCCATACGTCCAGGTTTGCGTACCCGTCTGACGGTAGTACACGTAGTAACCACGCAGATACTGATCAACACTAGCCGCCCATGTCAGTACAACAGTCTGCCCCTGATTCGTTGCACCCTTCTTAACAACAGATAGGTTTGACGGTGGCAGTACTGCTACTGGCTTCGGTAATGTACCTTCCCAGCCGTACATCGGTACGTCTACGCCTTCATAAATGCCCTGGTGATATTCAACGCATTGCAAGTTAACCATGCCGATACTGTCGGTATTCGTGCTAATCGATTTACCCGCTACCCTGAACAGCTTATTTTCATAACCATGTTCCGGTAGAGATACCGTAATAACATCCCAAACTTTGAGATCCCAGCCTGAGTCTGTAGCAAAATTGATTGTATTGAGACTATATTTGCCCTTGAGCAATTCGATGTTAATCAGGTGTTCAACCTGGTCTTTGTCATATACCCAGGAATAATCGAGACTCTTAGCAATAACAAGACCATCACTGGTTAGTACATCACTGGCAGGAATATCTGACGGAATACGTAAAATGTCATCACTATAATTGTTAGTGGTATTCTTCCATGTTGCATCGATAGTATTAAAGTAGTCACTGATACCCGTTGTAGTACTGACAAATTCACCGAAAATTGTTGATTCGTCAAATGTCTGTACTGACAGTGCCGGAATATCTACAGTCAAATACAGCTTGCCACAATGAATACTGGTGATACCGCCAAATGTCATCAGCATTTTTTCAATGTTTGATTTATAGGTAGACTGATAATCAATAGCACCATTACTGAACATCTGATAACGGGTACAGTACTGTGCTGCTGTCTGGAATGATGGTAAATCAATATTACCAGGACTGACACCGAGGCCATACTCTGTATTGGTCACATAATCGTATAACTGGTTTACTGGGTTATTACTGACAATAGTAGTGCCAGACACTAAATCGTAAATCTTTTTACCTGAACATTCAGCCGTTAATACGTAACTATCGTTGACCAGTAAGTTATCTTCTAATGACTTTTGAGTTTTCTTGATAACGGTATAAATCTGTACAATCCCGTTACCCTTGAAAGTACTGTTATTCCATTGAGAACCTGCGTAAGTACCTGCCAGTACTTTACCCGCCGTGTAATTAGGCTTCCCGAAATATACCTCTAACTGCAAAATATCACGATATTTCGCATCGATACTGGTATTCGGTACTACACCTTCAACAGTGACAGGAGTAGTCAGTACTGGTTCGTCATCAAGCCAGATTTGGCTGACCTTGTTAATCTCACCCATTGCAAGGGCATGACTAGTGAACAGATATTGACTGCTGTTATTTTGTATGTTGTACCAGTTCACGATTGACCCACACTTCACGGTACTTCCATATAGAATGGGTATACCAGTTTGCGGTGAAGTACTTCGGCTTAAAGTAGTGGCACTGTCTGTATGAGGTGTAATACCCGGCATCTGTGACAACATTGAGGTTGCCACTAATGACGCTGCACCAGCTCCTGCACCCCACGCTGCCGCCGCTGAAAGACTTGCACCGCCCGTATAGACCGCTGCGGCTACTGCTACAGCCGTGATCAGGGCACCGACAATACTCATTCCTGAGATTTTACCGCCCATTATTCACCCCCTGCCGTACCCGTCGTGCCTGCATCAGGAGTGATCCGGTAAAACGTCCAGTCGTGTAGCCAGGGCAGTACTGCAAGGTTAAATCCAGTACTGTCAGCATTAAGGGCAATATACTTACCATCCAGTACTACAGAACCGTGAATACCGTTAACCATGATGTCACCGAACACTGGCTGATCGACCTGTTCGCCATGACGCTTACAGATCTCTTCCAGTGAACCAAGTTCATGCTTAGTGAACAGCTTCTGGCCTGCTTTGATGGTCTTATATTTGCCCATTGCTAAATCGGTATATGCAGTACCGCATACTTGATCGATAACTTTCAGTGCCAGAATATTGCAATCATTTTGGCCTAACAGGAATTCAGTACTGATACATTCCTGAGCAATGTTATGAATTTTAATTATGTTGTTTCTCATTTCTTATACTTCCATGTTTGCTGAGAGTTGATTTTTCCTAGTAATGAAAAGTACGCGTCATTCTTATGTGTACTTTGGTGTACTGAGTTAGCGGCTAAAGTACGCTGCTGTACGTCTAACTTCTTCCATATGCTATTGACGTATACGGTTAATTCATTTTTTAAATCATCGTTATTAGAAATAGATTCGAAATAATCGAGATAGCCAGAATAGATTAAAGAATTATCCAGTACTGTAGCGTCTGCTGGATTCAAAATAGTCAGCCACATATTTACCTGGGCGTTTTTAAGACCACCAGATAATGCCAGTACCTGAAACGACTGTGATACATTGCTAACCTTGAATGACATTGAATCATTGCTGATATCTTTCTGTTCGCTGAATGAACCAAAACTGTCATTAATGAAGTCTGGAAACGAGGTGTACAAGTTACCGTTGATATTCAGGTCGATATAACCATCATTTAGATGAAGTGCCTGAACTCCCGAACCCTGAACAGGATAGATATCAATACATTTAACGGTTAGGCCTAATTGCATGACCTCTGATATTGATAACTGGGTTTTATTACCGCCCCTGGTAGTGTTCCAGTACTTCAATAGTGCTGAGTTTGTAAATACTGCCTGATTCATTATAACGCCTCCGTAGCTTTAATATTGAGGTTCATAATGTTTTTAGATGGCAGATTTAAATCACAGTCAATATCGATAATGAATGTTCCAGTGATACCCTGATAGCGGATTACTTCACCCGCCTGTACGTTCTGACGTAACGCCGGGAATACGGTAATTGAAGTACCTGTATTGGCAATAATGCGATGAATTTTAGTACTGTTCTGGAAGGTAACTAACGTTCCGATTTCAAGCATATTTGCTGTGCAAGGGATAACAGACCCGCCTTTATTAATAGTTGCAGTACTGTATACTGTTGCAAAATGTCTGCCTGTGTACTGACTGTAATAACCTAAATCTGTACTGAAAGGCTTACCCTGCGAATACTGAGCAATAAAATTCAGTACTTCCTGTCGGTCTGCCTGATTGAACTGAATATTGAATGTTAATTGATAGTACTGAATACCCGTACTGCGGCGAATCTGTGCACCTGTCCAACTTTTATTAGAATATGCTGGTTCAATACTCTGCATTTGGAAGTCACTGATTTTAATATTGTTCGTAAATAAAGCCATTTTAAATCTCCTGATTTACAGTATTTATCAGGAGAACGAGAACGAAAAAGCCAGCATTCATGCTGGCTTTTAATATTAAGTGTTTCTCTTTTGTGCTGCTCGAACTGACTGCATAACGTTATTGGAATGTTTCTTCAACATTGTCTGGAATTGTTCATCAGTAATTTGACCACCACCATTTACTACAAGAGGTGCATTAATGACAATCTGACCAGTACTGTTATTTTCCTGTTTATCCTGCTGTTTCAGGAATTGAGTCAAATCACGGTTGTTATCGTTGTTCAGAACACGTTCACCCGCTTTCAGTACCCACGTTGATTCATCGTTGCCACCCAGCTTAGGTACTGAATCAATACCGCTGTGTGCCTGCCCCTGAATCTGTGTACCACGTGCAGTACTGATAATGGATGCCCCTAAGCTCGCCACCTGTGCATAGTTCGCAAAGTTTGCAGGCCACGGCGTAGCCATCGCATTCGCTAATGCTTCCTGAATTTTCATAACAATATTGGCAATCGATATACTCTTACCTACCACAAAAGCGGCTTGAGCGGCCTTGTTGCCCTTTCCTGCAACACCTTCAAGCATGGTTCCAATATTCGTAGCGGAATCTGCAAACATCTGGATCTGTGCCTGGCTGTTCTGGCGTTCTACTTCTGCTGCTTTATTATTGTATTTTGCAGTCAGATCAGCTTTACGTTTTTCAAACTGCTCTTTACTGATCAGTTTGTTCTGATACATCTGTTCATCAACCTGAATTTCAAAATCACGCTGTTTATATATTTCATCCTGCTGCTGTTTGATATCTGCCTGATTGCCAAATGGGTTATTTGGATCATGCAGTCCAGAACGGATATCCTGTGCTGAAAGCATTTTTGAAATATGCTCAGGTGTAATATTCTGGGTATTACCGATAGTCAATGCTGCCAGATTCTCACTTAATTGTTTAGGATCTGTTGCCTCCAGCATTTCAGTAATAAGCCGTTTAGAACCTTCAAGCCGTGCTGTTTCCTGACGTGAAATAATCTGGGTTTTCTTAGCCTCATTCAGATTCAGAGTGTTTAATGACTCATCTAGTTTTTTACGTAGCTCGTTCTGTGTATAGTTATATTGCAGTACTTGCTGTTCAGCGGAATTCTTACCCAGTTGAGAGATTACCTGATTAAGGTTAATTTTTGCCTGTAGCTGTTTCAGCTCCAACTGTTTAGCGGCATCGGCGGCTTTTTTGGCGGCGTCTGCGGATTTCTTCTCACCTTCTGGATCTTTCAATTTATACGGTTTGCTGGCTGGCTGTTGCGTAGGTACTGCACCCGCCGTTGTACTGTTAGAGTACTGACCTTTGCCCCATGAATCCGGCAACGCATGATGATCACCCAGTGACGCAAAATCATATGCAAATCGTTTAAGATTTCCGCCCATCTGATCGAATGATGGTAATTTCCATTCACCAGCAAATATATTGCGTAGCTCGTTGAGTGCTTCAATTACAGGCAAAAGTGCGTTAACTCGTAACTCCTGGAAGTTGCGATCCAACTGGGCAATATTTTGCTGATAGCGTCCGTATGCCTGTGCAGTTTCAGTAGTAATACCAGCATGTTGTTTTTCAATAGCATTGATCGCTTCAACTTCTGATTTGTACTGTCTCAGTACTGGCAATAACTTACTTGAATCACTGGCGATAGACTCCATAGCGTTCGTTATCTCAGCATTCGATTTTCCCGCTTTTTGCAGTTCGTAGAATGTTTTGATGATCATTTTGATGCCGCCATCAGCATCATTCATATACTTCGTAAAGCCCTGTAGATTGACACCCCATGCTTTCAGGTCATCCCCGAACCCGCCCTTGCCCTCACGGAAGAAATCACCCATGTGATCAAGGGCATCTTTATTGAAATCACTGAATTTGTCATATTCGATATTCAGGCCAGCAAAAGCACCCTGTAATTTCTGTAATTGTTCTACAGTCATCCCAGAACTATTTGCAGCATCGTTAAGTACTTTAACGTACTGAGAGGCTGCATTTACCTGGCTAATTGTAATAGCAGTTAATGCACCGAACCCTGCACCTACTGCAAGTAGACCTGAGTTCATCCCGGCCAGCTTTCCAGTAATATCACCGAACCCGCCAGAGAGTGAGGCAAGTGAACCGCCCGCCTCACGACTGAATGCATTTAAACTGTTCCCGGCCTGCCCCAGGGCACGTTGCAGGCCAGTAGCATCACCGTTGATATTGAATACTAATTGTTGATTATTCTGTGCCATCCTTAGCCCCCAGTACCAGTACTGCCAGTAATTAATTGCATCATGGCTGACTGTTTTAATTGTTGTTGTGTCAGTTGTTTTTGTTCTTCATCCTGCATACGTTCATATACAGTTTTATTAGAAAGCAGGCCGTGCATATCCCAGTCATGTACATTGGCCTTCTTCATCCCGTCCTGTGTCAGATTGCCACTGCTCATTAATATCAGGTGGGCAAGGTTTGCATATTTAATATGATCGAACCTTGCCCCTGATGGCTCTATATTGGCATCGTAAATCATCAAGTATTCGAAAAGTTCTGGATCAATAGACTCCAGTTCAGAAAGACTCAACCCACGTTTGTTAAGTAGTTTCAGGGAAAACATCAAACGCGGATTGTTTCTTATTTTTTTTCGATCTGATCCTGAACTTGTGGTTCGTCTGGTTTAGGCCACAATTTCATTACTGCGGTGTTAATTTCACCTACGATCAGTGCATCAATAGAATTAACGTTAATCTTCCCGTCTTCATCTACATCAGAGAAAATAGGTGTACCGTTTTCATCTGCAACTGTATAAAGAAGAGTTGATTTTGCATCAATGCATTTTTCGAAATTGCTGATAGCAGGTCGATGAATATGCAGTACTGCACCGTTCTTGAGGGTAACTTCGTGTAGTTCAGGTTTCAGGGCTGCAAATAGAGTATGAATATCCATTATGGCAGTACCCCCTGTGCTACTGGTGCACCATCGCAAGCGAAATTAAGAGTTAAATTAACTACCTTGTCACGGTCTGATTCAATTTTCTTTTCAGTAATAAAACCATTATAGGTGACATATGAACCAGTACTTTTAGTGGCATCGTTGAAATAACTGAACTTCAACTGAATACGTGTACCGTTTTCAAAAGCGGTAACAAGCTGTTGATGAACAGTGTTATCTGGAATCCAGTTAACCTGTAACGTTACGTCGGCGTTAGTTTTTGAGCCTGGTAATTTACGGTTATACGAGCTGTTGAATGAAACCACTTCGACAACTGTTGCAGTACTGCCAGTACTAGGAAAGGCACTGATTTCTGGAATATTGGTGAATGTAGTTGCTTGAGTAGCTCCGGCTGTGCCGATACCTACTGTAATATTACTACCTGTGAAAACATCCATTGGCATAATGATATCCTTATCATGTTGTTAATATTCAGTACTGGCATCCTTGCCAGTACTGAATTGTTGTGTTTATTCTTACTTATTTATGGCTGCAATCATTGCACGTAATTCTGCAATTTCATTTTCCATCGCTTCAATTTTTGCAATTGAATGATTTAATGCAAGTGCGGTATCCATCATAATGACGTTATTATCAAGTGCTAAGGTATCATCCTTATCACAACGATTACCTTCATCGTCATATTCCGGTGCGGCTGGTACTAACTTGACATACTCACTATCAATATCGCGTAATGCGTCCTGTGCAATAATGCCACGGCGTTCACGTTCCATCGGATCGAAGTTATATATGAACGTACATGGTTTTAGCTTTTTGATATTTTCATAAGATGCTTTACCATCGTTATATTCAATATCATGTTTTAGTGTTGCATCTGACGTTGCGGCCTTCTGGAATGTGTAACTTCCTGACCAACCCCCACCCGCTGTACAGGTCAAATCACCTGTTGCTGGGATAAAATACCAGTACCGTGTTCCCGCATTACCGGAATCACCAAACTGAGTTAATGAGGTGTTAGCCCAGTTTGTCATCCCATTACCCACGTTGCCCCACATTGATCGCAGTTCATAACCACCGTTATGTCTGTATGCCCATGACAATGCACCAATAGCACTGACACCAACGGGATCTGTAGTCATATTTTGATAGATACCGGATTTACCTGACTGTGCTGATTCCCACCAGGGGGCAGGAACTGGTGAACCTATTGATAAGAGGCTTCTGAAAGTCCCATTAGTCGCTAATAAACTACCATCCTGACCGATATCAAAATAACTCTGAATTGATGGTGAGCCACCCGAAGCGACAATACGTGCCTTACGTGTTTCAACACCGCTTGAGGATTTTTCATATACAGAGAACATATAAGCGGCTGATAATTCTGCACCAGCAGCACTAATTGTAGATCTAACAAGACCACCAGCACCCGAGAAGTTATTAGGCGGTGTTGCCGCTAAAACTTCATCTGCTTCAATAACACGGGTAGTTAATTCACCTGTATTAGACAATTTGAGTAGGTCAGTTGTATCAGTAGTTCCGGTCGCAATTCTGTAAGTGGTTCCCTGTACGGTTTCATGGAATGTTGCATCAGTTGAACCCGAGCCGCCCTTGAACTTTCTAAGGTACGACTTACCACCCGCTGTACCAGTACTCATTGATGTATGACAGTAGGTACTTTGGGGTACAGAATCTTGATTAAGGGTATTCTTGACTGTAAGAGTACTGTTGGCAGTGAGACTGCTGTTGAAAGTACTGGCACCTGTTACCGTGCCACCAGCCAACGCAAAACCACCCAGTGCCGCAAGGCCAGCCGCTGCTGTTGTGGCTCCTGTACCACCCTGTGAAACCGGGATAGTACCGCTGAAATCTGCCTGACTCAGATTGATGTCGCCAGTTAATGGGAACCCATTTATCATGAGTGTTGAAGGTACAGTACCTTCAATATCAGCCTGTGTAAGAACCACATTACCTGAGAGAGGCTTACCATTGATGGTACGGCTGGTTGGCACGGCTGCTACGTCACTTGCAGTTAATGTAATATCGGCTGAAAGTGCTTTGTTATTAACTTTTCTCGTCTGCGGTACTAGTGGAGTTGTTAATCCTGTTAGAGACTTGATAGTACTGTTTGCACCGTTAATATCGGTGTATGCATACATCCCCCATGCACCCCATGAAATAACACCTGAACTGTTTGAATATCCGGTACGGGTATATAGATCATTAGTGTTATAGCGGTAATACATCTGAGTACAACTCTTAATATGAGTTGCTGAGTTTTGCAGTACTACCAGTGTTCCAGCATATTGAACCGGATAATTTAGCAGTGCAGTAGCATTTGCGTTCAGTGTTTGCTGATAATAACCCTGTACAGTACCGTCTAAATCATTCAGGTCAGTACCTGCTGGGATAATTCCACGGCTAGGCAATGCTCCTACATCATCTGCATTTAATGTAATGTCACTACTTAATGCATATCCATTTAATTTCCGTGTTGTTGGTACTGCCCCTACATCTGATGCATTAAGCGTTAAATCACTACTTAATGAGTATCCATTAATTTTTCTGGTCTGCGGTACTAATGGGACTGTCAGTCCTGTAAGAGACTTAATAGAACTGTTAACGCCTGCACTAGTGATATTCGCCGTCGATACCCATGAACTCCATGTAACAACACCACTGCTGTTACTCGTGCCTGTACGGTTATAGATATCGTCAGTACTGGAAGGGTAATAAACCTGTGTGCATGAATTCGCATGAGTTACCCCACTCTTCAGTACAAACAACGTACCACCCACTGCAACCGGATAGCTTAAAGCTGTTGTTGCGTTTGCAATTACTGGTTGCTCATAAACACCATATACAGAACCGTTCAGGGTATTCAGGTTCGTACCTGTTGGAATCATCCCATAATATGGTAACGCGTTGACATCGAGGGCTGACAGGTTAACGTTACTGCTGAGGCTTTTCCCATTAACCGTTGTTGTCTGTGCCACACCGTTTAAGTTCTGTAACGCTGCGATTGCAGTTGTTGCAGAAGTGCCACCGCTTGCAATAGGGATAGCAGTATTGAATGATGGTGTACCGTTAAACTGTAATTTGCTACCAGATAATGTCAGTGTTCCCTGATTACTTGTACCGTCAGTTGAACCACCAGATGAAATAATGCGTGCGTCATAGTCGTTATTATAACCAGCACTATGGAAGTCAATAAATGCCGAACCTGCGGTTGTGAGGCTTCCTAATTCGATGCCTACTGACCCGGCTTTTGCTGCACCTACTGATAAACCATCGAGGTTTTGAGTACCACTCCATGTATTACTAGCGTTCAGTACTGGAACAGTTGCCCCAGAAGTACCGATATTGTAAGTACTGGCAGTACCTAAACCCAGTGAAGTTCTTGCACCTGCTTGAGTGTTGGAACCAGTACCACCCTGTGCCAGGCTTAGAGCAGTAGTTAATCCAGAGAGACTGGTGATATCACTGTTTGCACCGTTTTTAGCAGTGCCTGCCACGTCCGTTTGAGTTAGAACTACTGAACTTGACAGAGGTTTACCGTTGACAGTAGTAGTCTGTGCCACACCGTTTAGGTTCTGTAACGCTGCGGTTTGTGTTGAGGCTCCAGTACCACCCGAGCTAATTGGCAATGCTGTACTGAGTGTTGCAGATGAAGCGTTAAGGCCACCAGTGATAGTCAAATTACCAGTACTGGAAAGCGTCAGGGCATCAGAACTATCGGTTGTTGCACCAGTACTAATACGATAGTTTCCGGCCTGTACGGTTTCATGAAAAACTGTATCACCAGTGCCACCACGCATTTTACGTAGATATGATTTAGAACCTGCGGCTGATGATGATAGCGATGTATGCCCATATAAAGCCGACGATACACCATCCTGGTTAATCGTGTTGTTTACCGTTACTGCACCAGTCAGAGTACTGGCACCTGTTACGGCTAAAGTACTGGACAGTGACAGTGTTGTGCCTGTGACACCACCAGTGAATGCACCACCTGTTTTCGGCATCCCGCCGAGATTAGAGAGTGCAGTACTTGCCACTGTTGCACCTGTACCGCCAGAACTGATAGGCAATGTTCCGGTTACGCCCTGTGTTGCACCTGCGGCCAGAGAGGGCTTATTTGCAGTACTGTAGACCTGATCCCATCCAGTACTGTCAGTGTTCCTGATGTACATGCGAGGGGTTGCAGACTCTGAAACTACGATCTGAGCCTTATTGGTTCCACCAGCATCTACCATGCCTACGCCCAGTAGATCTACACCCAGCGGGTTATCGGTACGTGTTGCACCAACTTTGATAAATGCATTACCAGTGGGGTCTGCTTCATAGTGAGGCACTACAGTACCGTTTGCCCCGATGCCATAGTTACCGATTAATAAGGGGGCTGGTTCATCGATGCTGCCTTGATTTACCAGTGAAGCTGGCGAAAACGTCCATGTACGCCCGTACACCTTGTTAATATCAGCGTCGTCTTTCCATGCAGTAATCTTCCCGTTAAGAATGATGAAATTCTGACGTAGACTAGTTGGGCTTTCATAGATACTAAATTTCAGTTGGAATACTTTGTTAGTACTGTATGCACTGTTCAGAAATTGATGACCAACGTTTGACGGGTCATAATGTACAACAATACTGATGTTGCTGATCTTCAAATCACCTCGCAGTACTGCAAGATATTCTTGATCATATGTTTCGATAGTCTGATTTGAACTACTGATCTTTACCTCTGGGAAGGCACCGAGATTATCTATATTTTGATACACTGCGGTTGGGTAGTAGTTATTGATGTCAGTACTGTAAGATAGCAACGTGCGGTTGCCGAGCATGATCCCTGCCATTATTGTTATTCTCCATTATTTGTAGGACGTGCAATGTAATTAATCTGGCACGTCGTCATAATGTTATTTATGGCAGTATCAGGGTCAGTATCATCGACTACTGAGAGTAGTTTTAGTGAACTAACATTAATGCCCTTCTCTAATAGACCAGTAATTAATTCAGTACTGAAAAGTACTTCATGTACTTTCGTCATTGTTTGTTGTGCTGTTGATTCACTCTGCGATGTAACTAGTACATCCATTGTCAGCGTTACAGAATGACGATTGCTGTATTCAAGTTGTTCGTATTGTTCGGTTACATTGCTGATCATCAGAATGTAATCACTGGATGTCTGAGTGTTAGTTTTAGCGGCCTTTCTTACTTTCAAACCAGAAGACGAAAAAAGGCTTGAAACATGATTTTTAATAATTGAAATATTCATGTATTCAAGCCTCTCTGTAATAGACGTTACATAGACCTGACAGATCATCAATGATGTTATAAACCTCATACCGAACATTATTCAGTACAAAAGTGTCATCATAGGTGATTTGATCACGGCGGCATGTAAAGTAGTTTTCTGTTGTTTGTATAAGTCCTTCGGTAGTTTGAATTGCTATTTCGGACTGTTCGAAAATGGCATTAATAGTAATGCCACTTTCTAGTACTAAAGGTTCGCCAAAACTATTAATCAGAGCATCCATACTTTGCGTATTAAATGCTCTCATCGGATCAGGCCAGCTTAATAACGCGGAATGCCTCTGGATTGGTCAGTACTACTGCGAAATCAGACCATACGCGGGCAACAATTGCACCCTGTGCCCTTTTGCTGGTCTGATCCATGTCCAGCTCCATATCACCCCAGGAACCAATAGCTACTTTGCTAAAGTCACCCAGAATAATGAAGTTCTGACCAGCCAGTACTTTAGAGTCATAGGCAGGTACACCACACAGATCGCCATCGTCGAACAGGTACACAGCGGCGGTATTTGCACCACGCAGAGTACTACGCAGAGTAGCTTTGGTCTGTGGAGACATTACAGCAGCAAGAGATCCAAACGCTACACCTTCGTCACCCAGTGCACCCTGTGCTGCTACGATGTCTGCATAGGTATATGCGTCTACTGTTTCAACCTTGCCAGCGGCCTGTACTGCCGCAACAATTTTTTGCATTACGATAGTTTCAAGACGCTGAGAGAAACCAGCAACGATTGCCTGAGTAACGATCTGTTCAATCTGTGGGCAAGTTTTTAGTACTGAACGTGACAGAGGAACATATCCAGAATAAGTAGAAGGTTTCATCAACACAGTTTCGAACTGTGGATCAACTTCTTTTCCTTCACCATTTTCTGGTACTTCATCAAAGCCTGCCGCAAAATCTGCGGAGAGTTTTGGAAGTGCAATTTCAGAAGTCAGACCGGAATATGTCTGTACTGGCAGATTTTTCAGAACACCTTGATCACGCAGTACATCAATAAATGCACCGTACAGCACATCAGTATGAATAACGTCTTTCGCACTCACAGTTGTCACACCGCCTGCACGAATTGCATTGACCAGATCGTTTTCACGAATAATAACGCCGCGTTTACCATCAGTAACTACGCCACCATCCAGCATTGAACGCATGAGAGAGTTTAGAGAGAATTCCATAATATTTTTATCATCCTTGATAATTGGTTTATTTTTAATTTGTTGGCGAAACGCTTCAATGGTTAAGCCTGATTCGATTGCCTGTTTTGTAATTTCAGAGTGAATATTGAATGCACGAGAAATAGCGTTAATTTCGGCAATGCGTTTTTGATCTTCTTCGGCCTGTTCTTCCTGAACGGCTGAATCATTATTTTCAGTATCAGTTTCTGGTTGTTCACCATCACCAGTACTGTCATTGTTATTTATCGTTTCTTGAACGGGTTCTGTTTCGGCTTCGGAATTGACTTCGGAATTAGACTCAGTATCAGTAGAAGTACTTTCAGTATTTTCATCGGGTTCATTTTCAGTTTCCTCGTTACGTTCATCTTGTTCGGTTGGCTGCTCGTCTGTATTTTCGGGTTCAGGTACTTCTGGCGGCTTCTCTTCTTCAAGAGAACGCCCTACTCCGACTAGATCGTCAGCAGGCACGGATACAGTACTGATCTCAAATGGGGTCCACTTAGTAATTAAGAGGTTGTCGCCTTCAATACGATATTCGTCGATTGAGTACCCTACTGAAACTTTGGTCAGTGTTCCTTCACGTACCATTTCATATTTTTCAGCACCCATACCAACAGAACTAAAACGTACTAATGCACGTCCTACGCGATCAGCATCAATACTGGCTGACTCGACAACACCGATATGATTAGAAAAGTCATGGTTGAATAGAAGAGCAGCCTTATTCTGTAATCGTTCTAGATTGACGTTCTCAGGATTATGCAGAAGGATTTCGTTATATTCCTGACCACCGATAGTACGTACTACTGGATTTTCAGAACTGAAAGCTAACAGTACTGTACGGTCGTTATTATCTGAGAGTACGTCACTCGTTAACGTCATCTCCCGTTTTTGGTTCTTGAATTTCATTTGAACTGTCCTTGTTCATTGTTTCTGTTGTATTTATCTCCGCTTCTTGTTTGAGTTCTTCAAATACGTGCTGTGGCTCCATGCCTAAATCACGGATAATTTGAGACTTCGATTTAACACCCATCTGTAATAGAGTCTGTTCGTATTGAGCATCTTTATTAGGATCGAGACTTACCTGTTTAACAGTTATGAAAGTACTATTAGCGATATTCTCAAAATTGGTGAAACTCAATTCTTTAATTTCAGACACCATGATTCTTTTAATGAACTCACGGTAGATAGGTTTCAGTACTTTAGAAATAAGAAGATTTGAACGAGTCTTGAACCCTTCACGGCTTATACGGTCTGCCATCTTCGCAGCACTGAAAGAAGCCTGCTGTGTGTCCCCAGTTAACATAGACTTTGGTACGGATAATCCAGTACTGATAGTTGTTAAAACAGCGTCTGAGAATTCGGTTATCTTGTCAGTACCTGCCTGCGGGTTCAGAGTCTGAATCTGTTGGCCTGGTGCAAGTTCTTTAATACTGCCCGGTTCAAAGTGTTCGACGTATTCACGCTGTTCTGGTTCACCGTCTAAGAGTTCATCCTGTGTGTTATCGCTATTGGTAATGAACCCCATAGCCGAACTTGCGATCTTCTTCTGTAGTACTGCCGCTTCGTTATAGCTATTAAAGTCCTCTAGGGTTTTCATGACTGCAATACAGTCCGGGAAACCTCGTTCCTGTCCTGGGAATTCTGGAATGAAATAATGCAGTACTTCACTGGCTGGTACACGTCGAGTACTGTTAGTCTGGATGGTGTAATTTAATGGATTGATATCCGCCACATGATAGGCCAGTACTCGACCGTGCTGATCACGCTCTATCCCATTACTGATATACGAACCATTTTTCAGTAGCTCGTTTTTAGTACTGGGAATACGACTAGCATCGATGATCGATACATGTAGTTCATCACCGTCTGTATGTAGTCGAACAAAACATTCACCATCGGTAGCTCTTGCACGCTCTACCAGTTGTTGAAAGATGTCGAACGACATAGAACCATCAGCACTGAATCGGTCTGCATCTAATGCCCACTGGTAAAACAGCTTGTCTAAGCGGTCTGCCAGTACTGGATCAGTTTGACCATCGAGGCCAGACGGACTAGGACGGATGGTAATTCCATCAGCACCCGCTACGGTCGAAGAACTCAGTGATACGTATCGACGTGCATACGGGTTTTGCAGTACCAGAGAACGACTAGCATCACGTAGCGATGTTAGAGACTGTCTCAGTACTGCATTGATGTTGACGTTCTGAACACCAGTACCGTAAGAGCCGATAATCTTTGTTGGTAGTCCGGTTAGTGAACGGCTTTGGGATTTGAATTCAGTACTGGTAGGTTGATATTTACGGGTTTGTTTGGCGGGTTTCGGGGCTGGTACTGCGGGTTGTTCAATTTGCCGTTTGTTAAAAGGCCACATTCCTTGTGATCTCCATTATTAGCGGCAATGGATAGTACTTTTGAAAAAGCCTTTATTGCCTGTAGTTAGTTTGCGTTTCAGGTCGTTGACCTGTTTAGTGATACTGCCTTTCAGACTAAGCAATGTATTAAGATCTTCTTTAACAAGTGTCTTATTATTGATGGTCAGTGTATGTGTATCACCGTTAATTCTGGCTGCGATGATTTTATTAATGTCATCAAGCTGTGATTGCAGTTCTGTTAATCGGTCTGTCTGAGCCATTGGATCAATGACGGTTACAGTACTGATAGTTAATTCACCATTATTGTTATATACGACTGAGTAATAACCCGGCTTCCAATCTGTGGAGTCGATAGTTACCGTTTCAGTATCGTTCTGTGTGCTGTGTGTGAATAACGTATCAGTACTATTTCCGATTTTAATTGTGCTATTAGGTGGCAGTACTTCGTGAAGTACTTCACCAATATAAATTGTTTCTTTCATTGTTATTTATTCCTTAGCCGAACCATGATTTACCAATGCTAGGTTTCTTAGTGGTTGGTTTAGAGTATTTATTGTTTTGTTCGGAAGGTTGTTTTACGGGTTGCGATTGTTCAGTACTGATAGTTTCGGTACGTTTGCTACTGCGATATTCACGCAGTTTCTTGAATGGTTGACCGCCAAGTTTACTGAGTGCCAGTTTCATCATGCAGAGACTGTACACCAGCGTATCAAGTGCCTCATTACGACGGCCTGTGATCTGCTTCCATCGAACACCACTACCAGAACGTTCTAAGTTCTCTGCTGTGACCTGTTCGAAATAGTCATCAGGTAGATCGTGTGCAAACCGTAGCGTAAGTGGTGCATCTGTTTTACCTGCAACTGCGTTGTTTAGCAGGCTGCGTACCCAGTTCTTACCCTCGTGTACGTTCAGCATGTAGAACTGACGGCCTTCTGAGGTACTGCGTTTGAACAAGTCACCTTTGGTATTCGAGCTGCCCTTAATCATTTCGAACTTCTTATACTGCTGACAGAAACTGTGTACCGTCTGCATTGCACGACCGTTACCACCGTCAACAGCTACTTTCAGTACTGGCAATTCACGCCCGGATACTGTTTTGAAACGTTGATTACAGAATGTCGCAAGGTCTGTATAGGCTTTTGCCCCTTTGATTTCACAGTTAGGACTGTAGAAATAACGATGACCCAGTACAAATAGTTCTGTTTCGTTAAAACCTAATACAGTTGCTTCAAGTCGGTCTAATTGCTGATCACAGCCTACGACAATTCCCAGTACTGAATCTGGTATATGTGATAAATCGAATGAATCATCACGCAAGTTCTCTAATGCTAGATCATCAAGTTCTTCTTGAAGGTCTGAATAATGAAGTCCGAGTACTGTATTGTAAAATGACTGATAGTTATATTCGAACCAGGCTAGTTCAAACTCTTTTGCAATAGCCTGAATAGTACTGTTAGGACTGTACAGGCGGTTTATATAAAAACCTGCTGTATCAGTTACTGATGGGTTCTGTGCTATCCATCGCCCACCACCTACCATTTTAATACGCTGTGACTCTGTTATTTCTTTCTGGCATTCTGGGCAGTGTAATTTTGCAGTACTGGAATCAGGGATATCACGCTTACCTGCTTTCTTCCATTTGAACTTAACGTTCTCCCATTTCAACGAGTGTTCATGCTGGCAGTGTATGCACTTAACAAAGTACTCACGTTGATCTGAGTTCTGATACTCAACATCGATTGCATCTCCTGAAAATGTGGGAGTACTTGAAATAAGTATTTTTGCTTCCTGGCCGAAATCAGTTGAACGTTGTTCTGCAAGTCTTATCGGATTACCTTCTGGTGAGTTCTGGTCTATTGCTGATACTTCATCAAGTATGATTCGCTTGAGCGTTTTTCCTCTGAGGGCTTTAGCCGACCCGAGAGTCATGAAGTACAAGAAAGAACCGTCTTTTAGTTCTGTCTGCTGTTGGTTATTTGCTTTCGTCTTGTCGTTCTTGTCTGTGACTAATTCTTGTAGTACTGGTACTTGCTCTATGGTCTTGTCAATTTTCGCTGACTTCCACTGTTTAAGCTCAGATAATGAACTTTGTGCAATGCCCATATTAGAACTATCAGTAGCCATCCAATAGAACAGTGCTGAATTTAATGTTAGGGTTTTGGCAATCTGTGCCGATGTTTTATAAACAACCTTGCGGTACTGGTCAGACTCGATAATATCTAACATCTCTTTCTGGAATGAATATAGCTGTAACTTCTGTCCGGCTGCTGCACCATCTGGCAGTACTAAATGAGTTTCAGCCCATTCACTGGGCTTTAACTTCTGTGGAGGTTTGATAATTGGTACTGCATTTTTCAGTACTGTTATTGTCTTGTTCATTTTCGGCATCCTTGCCTTGTTCGTCCTCTTCTGGTACTTCAAATTTCATATCACCGATTTCATTCAATAATTCATCAATACGTTGCTGTAGTACTCGTTTAACCTTGAGTACTGAATCTTGTTCGAAAACTTCATGTTGAATTTTGTTCGGTAGTGAGCGGATATAATCACGTAACGTTTTAAAGTACTGGGTAAGTTCTCTGTGAACTTCATCGGCTTCGATTAGTTGATCCAATTTTAACTTTACTTCGGCTTCGGCTAAATCTGCCTCTGCCTGCATTTTGCGTAGTCGAGCCTGGTCGATCTTGTCTCGTACATCACCATCACGTAGCGGCGTTAAAATGTTGTCTACGATCCATGCACGTGCATTCTCTTCTGTGTCTGTAGGCATCCCGCGTTTCTGCCATGCCAGTACAGTACTGTGTTCGTAACCGTAATCACGGCCTAACTTTCTAATTGAAATTGAGGTGGACATAATATTTCCCTGACTGTTGTTCTTATATTTATCAGGGTTCAGTACTGCATCTGGTGCTTTGTCATCTACAGACAATAGGTGGAACACGTGTTTTTCAGTATTATAAGGATCACTATTACCACGTGTTCCACTTGCCATTACTGAATATCAAATGACGAAAGGATTCAGTACTGAATATTTTGTGGTGTGGTTCGTTGATCAAAAATCGCACATACATTTAAAAGAACTCGCTGCCGAAACTACGCGAGCCTTGTCCTGTCTGGGAGTACCTTTTAATGCTTCTGTATCGCTCTGTATGCGTCTGTACTGAATTAAACGCGTCCGTGCGTTAATATTTCTAGCGTTGTTTATGAAGTGATACAGGCTGTTCTGAGAGGTATTCTAAATAGTAATCACGTATTGCAATAACTTCTTCTTTGTAGAACGAATAGTTAACACCAGAATATAGTTCTTCTACAGTTTGCCAGTACTCAACATTCATAAAGTCTTCTGCGACAGTCAGAAGACAACAACAAGCCCTGCCCAGTTCTTTAGCGGTTGGTTCTTCCGAACCTTGTTCAAACTTCGAAATTAGTTCTAAAGCGTTGTGGGTCAGTTTGATACTTTCATCAGCAGACAATGATTCAAATACGAGTGTATCGTCTGCGATATTCCGTGTAATATTCTGTAAGTTTTGCATTCTATTCCTGATTTAATTATTTTTATGGTTAGATTGGTCTTTTTGATATTTACAAGTTTGTTTTCTGATGTGGGCTTTATTTGCTAGTTATTCAATACAGCTCTATACGATGCACACATCAAATCACATATCAGAAGCTATGTCTATTAGATGCAGACCGTACAGATCTGTACAAATATTAACCATAAATTTTGAGATAGTCATCACGTAATGCCAGTACTGAGGGCATTATAATAATGAGTTGATTCGGGGTTAAACCACTGTACAAATTTTCAACAGTTTCCCAATGTCTATAATTAGAATACTGATGAGACATCGTTAAGAGTAAGCAACACGCCTTTCCAATCTCGGATGAGTGAGGTACGTCACTAATCTCAGTTGCCATTTCAAATTTTTCAATCAATCTCAACGCATTGCACGTTTTGTCGTTTAGCTCTTCATCAGTCATTGAATCATAGGTTCTCGATTCAGCGGCGATCTCTTGAATAACCTGTTTGGCACTTTTCATCTGGGTAGACCCTGCTATCAGTCTTTGGACACTTTATCTAACGTGTTACTGCAACGCTTCGTTATCAATATTGTAGCCTGAAGCACAAGCACTAAAGTATGAATTTACTTTAAGAAGATGTATCAGATGACGGGGTACAGTTCTTTTAACAGAGCCAGTGATAACCTGGACCATAGAGCAGTACAAGGCCTTGCATCATATGCTGTTGTTCTAGGGCGGGATCAGGATGGCTAAAGAAGATATGTAGTAGTTCGTTATATTCATCGTACTGCATATCTAATTTGATTAGTGGTTCACAATCTAGGACGGCTAATAGTTCCTGAACTATCTCGAAATAGAGTTCAGTACTGCCAACTGCTGGTAGTTGTATAGAGGTTCTCATTGTAAGTACTCATGTGTGTTTGAGTATTTACTCTGAATATTAAAGGTTAAGCGGTTCGGTATTCCTGAACCACTGGATGATTTAGATTTGCTCTAATTCACCATGCTCATTGATCCAATTTGACGGGAAGTGATCCCAGCACAATGACCAGACTAATTCATTCTCATAGATTTCACTGTCTGGGTTTGGCACTTCCCTGTTATGGATGTGGAAAAGATATTCACCATGCTTTTCAGTATTAACGAAAAGACTATCAGGGTGAGCAGAGCGTAAATGATTCACATATGAGCCATCTTCAAATGTGATTTCGATACCTACTACACGGTTGTCATTCTGTACCAACATGTCAATGTTTTTAATCATATGTGGGCATTCAATCGGTACAGTCACCCATTGCCAATTATCATTACCATCAATATCTTTTGCGACTTGCGTACTATACGACTTTTCATTTGAAGCAAAATCAATTACCAGTTCGTATAAATCTCCACCATTTTCTTCACCGATTTTTACTGAGTATGTTTTTTTCAGAGCTTTCATTTCGTTCTTCCTCATAGGATTTATATGTATGAGGGTAATCCACTCATTGTGCGAGATGGATAATATGGATTGGGGATGATGTTGTCAATTATTTTTTATTATAAAAATCGCAGTACTGAAATATGAGTCTCGATATTAAGTTCTAAGTACTGGAATATTGATGTGGTATTTTATGAAGTACTTTAAATATTTTCCTAATCGTCATTAGTACTCGTAATTAACGTACCCTGATTAAGTACTGATGCTGGCAACTATGGAATTTTTAAGAAGGGGCAGTACTGGACTTAAGATGCCAGTACTGCCCCTTTCTTTTAACATGACACTACATTGTCACCACTTCAACGCTAACCCGCGTATCACCCTTATAACGAATTTTAAAATGGTACGCTTTATCGCATGTGACGTTTGAGGTCGTTCCGCTTGAGAACCAGCTCGTTTCGATCTTGATGCTGTCTACCTGATCGCACTGATAGCCTGAGAGTGTAATTTCACGCTGTGCTTTCTCTTCTTCTTCTTTCAGGCCCTTGTCATCAGCGGCAAAAGCTGTGACTGAAACCATCAGTAAAGTTAACCCTATCATTTTAATCATTAAAATTCTCCAGCACCTAAGGTTGCTTATCCATTGCAAAAAAGCTCATCATTTTATCGATCGGTCAAATCGTTAATATTAATTACATCAATAGGCAATAACGATCAATATTTAAGACATTTCCCCTACCTATTATGGTAGTTAAGGGCTACTGATAAGTTACGTTTACCACTAAAGTAGTGGTGTTAAGGCTTCGCCTGGGTCTTCGTTGTGGGAGCAATGACCTGATGCAGGGCGGCGTATACAACCCGTACACAATCGTTTATAACTGTTTTAATCCCACTATCTTTAGTAGGGGTAAACAATCCATTACGAGGGCTTAAATCGAGATGACATAAAGTTATGGTGGGTGGTTGTAGTACTAATAATTAAAATTGAAATTAATAATCAGACATTGAATAGCAGGGTATACATATGGAAATCATCGGCTTACTAATTTTAGCATGGTTAGGTTATGTAATTCTTGGCGGTTACAACAAAGCAAAAACACGCAGGTATCATGCAGTAGTTGCACGAGCAAAAAGAACCATAGATGAAACGGATGAACTTTATCGTCCAACCTGGATTAATAACGATAACAAAAGGAATGAGTTTATCGGTGTCGTGAGAAGTCTCAGCTCAAAACAAGGTGTGCCAGGTAATTACTTAGACCACCTTTTTAACAATGAGGCTTTCAACCGCATGGTGCTAATGAAATTTACAGCCATCTTAGAGCAAAATAAGTTGAGCTTTACAGATCAGAAGACTGCTGTTAGTGAACTCATTCGGGATTTGTGGAACGATGGCGTTGAAATGCCGCCATCAAATTCTAATCTGCAACAGATTGTCAGTTTTCTTGATACCAAAATCTTTAATAGCTTTGATGCTTCTGCTGTTGCAGCACGTCTATATCTGGATGCTAATTTCATACACGCGGTTGAAACATTCAATAATCCATCTGCTGTTTCTTTTGAAGAGAAATATGGTCATACCATTTCAAGTGAAGCTAAAGAATTCTTTGACAAAATTGATGTCACGAACGGTGCTCTTTATATGGAGTTAAATTATCAAACTCACGGCGTTAATCTTACCGAAATCAGTAAATACATTTCATCATTTAGTAATAATAAATCATCAGAAGAATTAATTCTTAAACTGTTGACCGCTGAGCATCTGATTGAAACCTGGAAGCTCCGCTAATAACTTCTACTTATTTTGGTAGTACTCAGTACTGGTTGCATTCTATACCAGTACTGAACTGTTTTAAGGTCTGATAGCTACAGTTCAGTACAAGAAGTTTACGCACAAAATCTGTCATTCTTTAGGGATAGTCAACAGTTGCAAGGTGCAGTACTATAAGAAGTAACTTCATACTGTTCTTGAGGCTTCAGCAATGATTTTGACTTTACCGATTAATGATGATTATTCAGCTTTTCTGGAAGTGTCAGAACATAATGATTTTCCACATAGTACATCTAAGAAATTTGATGTACTAACTGATGATCATATTGATTATGAGTTAGATGACAGTGGGTTACAGCAACTTAGAAAACTTAAATTCAAAGCAATTCGACATCATTGTAATGACCTGGAATTTATGGGTTTTAGTGTCAGTATGGATATGAATGTACTGGATGGCATCATACATCTTGTAACTTTATCATTTAAAGACACAAACATAATGACTTTCGCTCAATTGAATGAAATCTTGAGAGATAATTTTGGTGATTTTGTTCGAAGAGCAGTGAGTAGTGGCGTAACGGACATATTTGAAGAATTTGATATGGGATCTGGGCAATATGACAACGCAACGTTTCTTTATAAATGTGGCGATGTTGTGTTCTGTATTAACAAATCAGGCAGCCCGAAAAGTACCAAGCCGCTAATCACTTTGACTGCATATACTCGTATAGGATATTACTCTGAGTCCGACTTTGCAGAGACTTACAAAAAACGTCAAGTTGATTGGCGTAGAGAATATGATGAGTTTTCCAAGAATTTCAGTATTGATGGGCTATAATGGTATTTGGCATCCTTGAATAATAAAGCGGTAGTACTTAGTACTGGTAGAACTCTAAACCAGTACTGAACCCTCCCTAACACCTCATTACGGTTCAGTACTTGATGAACATCACGTTTTACGATAATACCTGACATACTTAAAGGCCAAAACCCTCCCATTTTTAGGAGGTTAGTAACGGCTGCACTGTGCAGTACTATGTACCTCCCATTTTGCCGTACAAATGGTTCTTTTCATTTAGTTGTCCATGCATACATATAAAGATCTTTAATGATTTTTATACCACTAATAATGATGGAATAGAAATGAATCGGTTGAGAATAACTATTTTGTTATATGCCGTTGTATGTTCAGCAGCAGCTCATTCATCCTGTACTGGGAATTACTATCACAGCATATGTACCTTTGATAATGGTGACACACACACTATTACTAGAACTATGAGTTCAAGCGGAGAAGAAATTACAGAGATAAAAGGACACAACAAAACATCTGGGGCAACATGGGAAGAACGTACTCGAGTTCGGGGAGATGACACCATAACTAGAGGTACGGCTGCAAATGGTGCCCGGTGGCGTCAAACTAAACACAATAAAGGGAACGGTGAATACCAGATCTCAGGTGTTGATGCGAGCGGCAATCTGTATAAGTATGAGTGCAAAGAAGCAGAATGTAACGACGGTTATTAGTACCTAGTTTCCTGCCAGTACTTAACCGTGTCGCAGTATGGTTCAGTACTGGTAGTGTTGTTACTTTAATAATCTTTAAGGAACTTTGTTAAAGTCACTCCGGTTTTATCGGTATCCTCAAATCTGAATACCACGTAACCATTGCCAGGATTCATGACGCCTATTACTTCGCGATGCTCATGTATAGTGTCACACTCACCTGCAACTACCAGTTTTTGTATAGTTGCCATGTCATTTTGATTCCATGCTTCCGAAAGCTCGATGAGATGATCTGTGCTATCACAGGCAAAACCCTCATCAATATATGCTGCATTGGCTGCAAAAGAACTTAAAACTAATGCCGCCAGTAAGATTTTTTTCATTATTACCCCAGAAGTATTCAGTAGTGCATCTGAACAGATAGCAAATCATTGTTCCATAGATTAATCAGTATTCAAAGGGTCTGTGTTGGTTGTAGAGCAGCAATGCGTGATTCTCATCCAGTACTGTTTACTGCGTTTAGCCATCTAGACGTATGCGGAATTCACTACCATGTGTTGAAACTTAAAATGTGGAATTATTTACCTATATAGGTTTAAGGTAGTTTTTTCCTCATTTACTTAGATCTATTTCTGAGAAAAGCAAAGGTTTGAGTGTTTTAGAGTCGTCGCAGACGGCGATAAAACCGAGAAACCGTATGCGTAGTTCAATTAGCGAGCACGCGAGCTATTGGACTATTTCATTATTCATTACATTATGAATCGAGACACAAACGAGCGTTGCTCGTTCGGTCGGGGTAATCCTCATACTCCGCTCCGCTCCGTATTCGTATTCCCTGTTTTCTCTTATTATTAGTTTGATCAGTAATGACTGAACTAATGAATTATTGAATACAACTGTCGTTCGCTTCGCTCACTGACGTGTCTTGTGTACTGACGCCCTCGACTACGCTTCGCTGCGTTCGGGTTGTCCTGCTCGTGTTCAACTCGCTCAATACTTCTAACTGTCTAAGTTACTACCCCCACACTACCCTAGTTAACCCACGTTAGTGATTTCCGCATTACGATCAGCCAATAAAAAAGACCGCAATTAAGCGGCCTTTCGTTTACTTCATCATTCCTCGTAACATCTCTATCTGCTGTTCTGTCAGCTTCTTCTTAGTACACCATTTATCGAACTGTTCAGTACTGACATCGCCCTTATGTCTCGACTGTAACGTACTGAATGCTTTTCTCAGCTTCTTGTCATCTGCATTGAATACTTCCGGGCGTCCTGGTTTCAACTTTTCAGTACTGTCATCTTCCAGACCCAGATCGATATGATGGATGTTAGCAGTACCCAATGACTCAGCCTGTTCTCTATCTACTACGTATACAACGATCTCAGACTGAGAATCGTAATCACGCAGATTCGAACGGTTGATGAACTGGTATAGGTTCTCAAACTCCCTGGCCTGCACCAGATCCTGGCCCGTAATGCCGAACTGCTCACGACACATCACGACTTCAACAGGGCTAGGTTTCATTGAGGCAAGCCATACCGCTGTTGTGTAGCTCTGGTACGCGTTCATGCCACGGCTGTTCGGTGAAATGTACTGCCCTGAACTGAGGATCTTACTCATGTCGCCTTTAGTTGAACTGTTCGACGTATAGTAGTACTGCCCCGTTACGTTCTGTTCTATGTACTGTGCAATGGTAGGCAGTGCATCAGGGTTGTCAGTTCTGAAAGTACTGGTAAAGCGTTTCTTATCGAGGAAATAGTACACCTTGAGTCGATCACTCACTGGCACTACACGCTGCCGCAATGACATTGTGACTTCTGTAAACAGTCCAGGATTCGAACGGTACAGTAGTGACTCTGTGAAGCTGTTCGCCATGAATGTCATATCTAGGCCAGCATCTACATACTTTTGAATATTGACCCATGCCATGATCGACAACTGGTTACATTCATCCCTGTACACTTCATGCCCGTCCTGAATTTTAGTACTGAAAAAATTACTGTTCATTCTGAATTCGTCATATAGATCGATGAATTCAAAACGTTGATGAATATCGGATAGCAGATCATCATTGAAACGGGTAATTGGAACAGCGGTACAGTACTGTTTATCGAGATCCGTGAAACTTGTGAACAACTGTTTGTGTACTTCATGTTTTTTCTCAGTGTTGATTACCTTGTAACAATGAAAACTAACAACATCATCGAGAAATATTTTACGATTTTTGGGCAATGACAGATCTGAAATACGCAAAAATGCACGCTCACTGATAATCAGTACTCTGTGCGTCGGTTCTTTGAGAAATTGGTTTACTGCGTATTCGACATTGCTATGAGTTTCAGATGATATTACCGTACAGATATCACCTAACGCTGCGGCTGACTGTTTCATCAATTGCAGTTCTGAATGTACCAATAAATAAGGTATATCAGTACGTTTTATCATTTCAATCATTGAATATGTTTTATGCGATCCACAATCGCCTTGACTAAATTTTAGCATTTTTTTACATCCTTGTAAGTTAGAGTTGGCAGTACTGAATTGATGGTTCAGTACTGCATAGTATTTAACGGAAGTGTATTGGAATACGCTTCCGTTATTCGTTTACAGTTTTACTGTTATGCGTTTTTTACGAATATCATTTTTCAGTTTCCGTATACGTAATTTCAATGCTGCGATGATTTCACGTAACGGCATTGGTTCAGTTTTGTACCTCGCTATTGTCTTTTCAATTGCTACTATTTTTGCTGCTTGCCATGCGGCATGAGCATGTTCAGGTTTTTCAAACGTACCAAGACATACTCTTTTATATTTGCCATTGGCTTGAAGTTGACAGCATCGGGCTTGAAAACCTTTACCGTTTTCAGTTACACCCAACATCGAACCGCGTGCGTTGCCTCGATCTAACAGCAAGTTATTCAAGTACTGTGGTACGTAACGACATGCCATCTCTGAGTACTCTGTATTCCCAGGCATCAAAATGTCTTTATCCAAGCTATATCCAGGTACATAGTGGTTATGAATCGCAGAATTCTTGAAATTCGATGAACACCACCAATCAGGATGTACTGTCACATTTGCATATGTTGGTTGCTTCGTTTTGAGTTTTGAGGAATATCCCCTGTTCATGACTCCATACCAGTTTTTCCCTTCACGTGTTTTTGAAAAGTCGGGTATGTCGTTTATGCCAATACCGCATACTAGTTTTTTACTCATTTTTTACGTCCTTGTAGTTGCTACTGGAATTCCGTTTCCTAGTAGTTGTTAAGTACTGCCATTTCTCATAAAAATTGCAGTACTGATATTTTGATGCAGCAAAACGACTCACTTCATTGTGAGTTTTTTTGTCTGCTATTTTGGGGTACTTCTACTTCGAAATATGACAGTACTTAATTACTTGCCTGTTATCATGGCAGAGTTGATTAGTAGCTGTACTAGTGCTGCTTTTGTTATACCGCGTTTTACTGATTCTGAATTTAGCCATTCCTCCATAGTTGGTGTTATTTTTACAGTAACTTGTTTAGTTTTGATTTCTTTGAACATGGATGTTCCTTATTTGGTTATTTTTCCGTGCAAAAAGCCCCCATTGCAGGGGCATTCAAAATTGCAGGGATATACAATATGTTTTGATATACTTATTGTACCACTCATACGGTTTTCATCCCAAAAATGAGCAGTACTTTATCGTTCCAACGTAGTTATTTATTAAATTTCTCGTAAAACAGCTTCAAATGAACCATAAACAAGAAAACCCGCCTAAGCGGGTTCTTTGTATATCTAGTACTGTTATGCTGGCTTCTTGAATACTGTACGTTCACTACTCGACTTTTTAGGCCAGAACTGAGAACCCTTAAGTTTTGGGTAGTTCACGATAGCGAGCATATCCAGTACCATATTAAACATACCATCGTGAGCCGTCTCCAGATTGTATAGAGACGTTTCGATATCTTTAATCAACCTGTGGTTCTTAACCTGTTCGATGATATCAGCACTAACTACAGTACTCGTATCTTTGTCGCGTTTAATGTAGTACGTCCATTCATGACGTTTACCTGTACCCTCAAATACAAAGTGTTCACCCTCTTTATATGAGTACTGCAAAGAAACAACACCATCGTACTTATAAATGACAACAGACCGCATTAACCGCCGTACTATTTCACGCAACTTAACTCGTGTTTCATGAGTTGGATCAGAAATGATACCCCACTGTATCAACTCAAAGAAGTTCACCATATTCGTTTCAAACACTGTGTTAGCAGTGAGAAGTAATTTCTTCTGATGGGTTCTATCAAGTTCCTGTACTAATTGCTTGCGTTCTTTTTCTGCTGCTGCCAGTAGTTCTACTAATGCTTCTGAATAATGTTTAGCAATACCAGATGCAATATTTTTGATTTCCGTGTTCAGTTCAGCAATACGAACCTCATACTTTTCGATCTGCCCATCAAGATCGGTGGCTGAGTTCTGATTACGTATTGAATCGTCAAAATACGCATGTGTGAGTACAATCATTAAGCAGTGTTCTATCAGAATACCTGATAATGACCATGACCGAGTACAACCACCACCTTTTGACGCTAATCCACTACTGCACACGTAGCGTATTTTACCGTCTGTAGTAGTTAAGGTATTCATCGTACCGCTACACTGACCGCAACGAATTAAACGCATACCACCTAGTAAACTAATGCTAGAACTTTTATTTGCCCTGAACTTGTTATTGCTTTTGACTTCTTGAATTCTATAGAACTCAGCCTCAGTACATAAAGGTGGATAATAGTTTTCTAGTTTATGCTCGTCCTTACCTAACTGCATTATCCGACAACCATATAACGCCGGATTCACACGCATATTTTTAATTGTTGAACCAGACCAATCACGACCTTTAAACCCATATGGGTATCTCTCCCGCAAGGCTGCAACAATTCTAAAAACACTATGACCCTCTTTACACATTTCGACGATCATTTTTGCGGCATCCCACATAACCGGATGAGGCTTAACGGCCTCCTTTTCATCTCCAGTAGAGTCTATCCACCATACGTGACTTCCCGCACTTTTAATCGTGGCGGGTTTACCTTCTTTGTGACGCTCAATCAACAGTTTCGCATGACTAACAACACGCTTCGATTTTGTCTCAGACTCCTCATTAGCACGGGCAAACAACATGATACTCATCATCAAGCCAGTAGCATTTGCCGCTATCGATTCCCTGTTATAAACGTGTTCATCCAGGCCTGTAACGATGGTGATACCCAGCTTCAGTACTGAGATAAACCATTCTGTCGCGTCGAGTACGTTTTGACGTGAAAGGCGGTCTAACGATTCTACATACAGCCATGAGTCTGACGGTACTAGACCGATTTTAACAGCACCAATGAACCCGCCTAATGCTGATTTCTTCTCATCCCAGTTTGCACCCTTATAAGCCGATACTGCTTCATCACGCAGTTCTGCCCATTCCAGCCCGTTACGTGCGGCGTACTCTTTTGATTTTCGGGTTTGGCGTTCAAGTGAACTGTTTCCAGTTTGCTTATCGGATGACCAACGAACATACGAATACAGTTGAGTTTTCATATACTTGACCTGAATTTTTGTTGTTTGCGTT